TAAGTCGGTTTAGGTGTGTTGAGGTATGTTGAGTTTGGTTGAGCCTCGGGTGGGTATGGCGGTTAAGTTTGGTCGTGTTCGGGTGGGTTTTGATATGTCAAGTCACGGTAATTAATTTTAAATAGGAGGAAGATTTAATGAGTAAATTTAATAAGAAGACACGTCAGAAGATGGTCGATGACTATCTGAATGACACAGGTAGAAATACCTTCAAAGCGGATGAGTTTGTTTTGTGGTTGGAAACACAACCAGATCATCCCGCATACGATGCTTTTCATGGCAGAGACGATGAGTTGCTATGGCAAGCAAAACTTAACCTGGCTAGACAATTAGCTTCTGGCCTACGCATCATAGTAAAAAGCGAAGTTATCGAATCAGAGATGCCTTCCATAAAAGTCACAGAATATCCTGCGTATATTTCACCAGTTGCCAATAGAAAACTGGGCGGAGGTTATGAAGCGTTCGATCCTGATAGTTCAAGATCACAGGAAGAATTGCGTAGACAAGCAGGGGTATACCTTGCAGGATGGTTGAATAGGTATAGGGGTTGTGCCGAGCACATAGGCGTAGACCTAAAACCTATCGAAGACATTGTTCGTTTACTACGTGATGACAAGGTAGAGGATGTTGCATGATCGAATACTTTACAGCACTTGTGATTGCGTACACTGTGCAGGGTCACAACATTGAAACGGCTGTATGGTTTGAAAGCGAAAGGCATTGTTCGAGGGCCATGAACAACAGGAGTGCAGATTTCATGTATGATTATCTGTACGACCTGTATGGCAATAACATTTCGATGGGGTGCTACCCGACGGACAGGGTATCGAAGTTAATCAAACCGAAGTTAAGACCCCAAAAGGAGGAGTGATATGGGCAATGAGCAGTTATCAGGATGGCAAGCCGCACAGTTACACTGGTTAAAAAGACAGGTAGATAATTTACGAGAGGAGGAACATAGAACAGATGCACGGCCTGGAATAAAACGAGAGCTGTGGGCCGCAAGGGAGGAGCTTGATGATTACGTCAGGCAACTCAAAAAATTTGGTGTATCAATTCACAACGGTGGTCGGTAATGAGACGTTGGACAGACTTGCAAAAAGAATTAAACGGGCATAAGCGCAAGCTTGCATACAAAAAACACGAGGTGTCGTTGAAGACTGCACCATGGGAGGAAGAAGATGAACAAGAACATAGATCTGATCAGCGACTTGATACGAAGGACGCAGACGCAGATCGATGATATCCAGTGGGAGAACCAAGAAGATCCAAGGATCGAGGTTCTCTTACAAGAACTCAACTATTACAAGGAGCAAGAAGAAAATGGGATTATCTACGAGCCAAGATTTTGAGACCAAGAGAAGTTTCGAAACGCAAAAGATGTTGGTGTTGATAGAAGCAAAGACATATTCCGGTAGTGCATTTGGTGTAAACGAAGAAGGTGACGCTGTATTCTTTAATAAGCGGCTAGTGGCTCGGATTAATTTGCAGGAGGGCGACGAGGTCGAGGCTCATTGCATACCAAACTACTCAGATAAACGAGACGATATACCTTGGCGTTGCATCAAATGTTTCGACGAGGAATAACTTGCAAATAGATTATTGCTGCTGTATAAGTTCGATACAAATAGACTACAACTGGAGGGGATTATGCCTCGTAAAAAGTTAAATGAAAAAGATAAGGTGCAATTTCAGAACGTTGGGCTGCTCAAGGAAGACCATGACATGCTGCGGAAGTTAGCTGATCAGGAACAAAGATCCATGGCTCGACAACTTTCTGTGATTATTCGGAAAGCTGTTGCCGAACGGAAAGCTGCATGATAGAATAGTAGACACTGCTCGAGTAAGCGCACTGCCTGTGGCTTACCTCGGAATCAGTAAGGCCGTTTTCTATTTCCTGTGCCTTGCTGTCTCACTGGACCCTGACTGGTTAGGTTACGCACTGCAACGTCGGGGTCAATTTTTTTTCTTTCTAGATTTTTTGTAGCCACGCACCTGGGCAGCGGTCATTCGGGACCACCCTCGAGAGAAAGCTTTAGCTACATCCAGGTCAAGCCCGGTCAGTTCTGCAATCTCTTTTGCTGCTGTTTGTTCGGAAGCGTAGCCAACGCTACGCTCCTCGAGGATCTTGGTTATATCTTTGGGGTCAACTTCAGCCACTCTCTAGCCTCTTCACCTAATACTTTGGCACCTATGTCTATCTTTGATTGAAGGGACTTGACGATTCGCTCATCGATTGTGCCTTCAGATATAAGATCAACGTAGGTCACGTTATTCTTTTGACCAATCCTGTGGGCACGATCCTCCGACTGTGCCCGTGTTTCAAGATTGAAGTCATTGGCATAGTATATCACGAGATCAGCTTCGGTCAAAGTCAGCCCGTATCCTGCGGTGGATGGATTGCCTACGAAAAACTTCAGGTGCTCACTGTTTTGGAAATCATTGACGGCCCTTTGTCTTTCGTCGTCGGACGTGTCACCATAGTAAGAAGCAGCACAGCCTTGACCAAAGGTATCGTTCAGCATCTTGGTGATCTGTCGGATGTCGTATCTAAAGCGCGACCAGATGATTGCTTTGCCATCGTGCTCTTCGAGTATCTCTTTCAATGCGTCCATGCGTTTGGAATCAAAGTATATCGTATCACCATCGTCAGTCTTCAGATGCCCTGATAGAATCTGCTGCAATCGTAGCATCTGCGTGATGACAGCGGGAGCCGTGGACAAATCTCCGTTGTCCAACATAACGAGAGCGTGTTGCTTGATTGAGTTGTACATGTCTCGCTGTTGCTTTGTCAGGCCGACGTATCGTACGGTATAGATCTTATCCGGTAGATCCAGACAGTCTTGTTTCAATACACGATAGGAGAACTGATCTATCTTGAATGTCAGTTCATCAAGGTTTCGAAAACCCACAAGCTGTTGGAAAGCATGGCTACCCATAGTCTTTCTTTGCATCACTGCGTATCTACCTTGGAATGCGTAGTAGGAGTCGTAACCCAGAAGACCTGGACGAAGGAACTCACATTGCGAATACAGATCCATCGGACTTTTCGTCACGGGAGAACCAGTCAGTAGTCTTTTGTACTTGAAGGCCGACGCTATCTTCATTAGTGCTTTGGTGCGTTTGGCTTTGTGGTTCTTGATGGTTGTTGATTCGTCGATAGCAATCAATCCATTTCGACCAAACGCACGACCCATCCACTCCCCTGCATTCTTACCTTTGATCGAAGAAAAAGATTCGACATTCATTACAAAGATTGTCAGGCCATCGAACTCTTCGCCGACGGATCTCATCTCTGCTTGTTGGGTTTTGTTTGGCGAGGCTACCCATCGGATTACTCGATGCGGTATATCATCGGACATGTGCTCGGGTATTTCTTTGGCTACCCAGTTGCGGTACACACCCTTCGGTGCAATCACCAGAGCAAAGTTTATCTCCCCTGCTTGGTACAGCATACCTAAGTTGTCGATCAGAACTTTTGATTTACCAGTTCCCATCTCCATAAACAGTCCGAACTCTGGTCTTTGCCACCCACGTTCAAGTGCCGTGATCTGGTGGGCAAAAGGTTTTATTTTAAATTTGTAGTTGACAGTCATCATATATCTCCACTATTGTCCTCTATGTGGATAGCACGAGGCTACTACATAAATCAACCCTGAAGAGGAAAAACTTATGAACGATATATTTGAAGACCTATTCGACGAATCGACAGCACTGTCGTCAGTCGATACTGGAACCGGAAAACAATTAAGTCAACTGGTTCGAAGTCTCCGCAACGTCGAGCAACAAATCGAGGATGCAGAGAACCATATCAAGTCACTGAAACAAGAGAAGCATAGGCTCTCTGTTGAAAACATTCCTGCACTCATGGATGAAATGGGGGTAGAGCGTCTCGACGTAGACGGTCTTACTGTTGAGCGCAAGATGATTATCAGTGCATCGATCCCAAAGGATCGGAAAGACGAAGCCTTATCGTGGCTGCGTGAGAACGGATTGGACGACATTATAAAGAACGATGTCACTTGTTCGTTCGGCAAGGGTCAAGATAACAGCGCAAAGAATGTGATTGCTATCTTACAGGACGCAGGATTTGATCCGGCAACCAAGACCCATGTACATCCGTCAACACTCAAAGCTTTTGTAAAAGAAAGAGTAACGGATGGTAAACCTATTGACCTCGATATGTTCGGGGCATTCATTTCAAATGCAGCACAGTTAAGGAGGAAGTAAGATGGCTAACGCAGTTGCAAAGAAAAAAGAGACCGCAGTATCAACCGATGTCATGGATGACATCTTAGAATTTGCGGGGGAAGGCGCAGCATATGACAGTTCGGAGATGCAGATTCCGTTCGTTCGTATCCTGCAAGCTATGTCACCACAGTTGAAGAAGCGTGAGGCTGAGTACATCGAAGGCTCAGAGCAAGGCGATATGTTCAACACTGTGACAAAGCAATACTGGACAGGCGAGGAGGGCGTAACAGTTGTTCCTTGTTTTCAGACCACCAAGTATCTTGAGTTCACACCGCGTGAGCAAGGTGGTGGTTTCCGTGGTGAGATCGCAGCAACCGATCCAGTTCTGACAAAGGCAGAACGACAGGGCGCAAAAGAAATTTTGCCAAACGGAAATGAGTTGGTCAAATCAGATCAGCACTACTGCCTGATTGTGGATGAAGACGGTGCGTTCCAACCTGTTGTGGTAGACATGAAGTCTAGCCAGTTGAAGGTCAGTCGTCGTTGGAAGACACAGATAGCGATGCAAAAGGTCAAGCATCCAAAGACTGGTCAGTTGGTTACGCCACCTTTGTTTGGCACACAGTGGAAGTTTACCACTGTCGAAGAGTCGAACGACCAAGGTACGTGGTTTAACTACGCCATTGAAAAGATCGGTTTGTTAGAGAACCGTGAACTACTGCTTGAGGCTAAGTCATTTCGTGACAGCGTAGCCGCAGGTGAAGTGAAAGCTGCCCCAGAAGATCATGGAGACTCCACCTCTAGTTCTTCTGATAACGACGGAGAAGACATACCGTTTTAAGCAGCTTGGGAGAGTGAGGTAGTCCACTTACTCTCCCTTTATTTCACAGGAGCAGTAAATGTCACAAGCAAAAAGACTGCTTGCTGCCTATATCGGTGCAGCAGCGGCACATGGAACGACTACCGTTGGTCGAGTGGGACGTGACGGTAAGGCCGAAGGTAAGAGTAGAATCGTTCGGGAGCCACTGACTGAGGAGATTGTGCAAGGGCACATCGACGGCAAGCAGGGTGTCGGGGCCATCCCGATTAACGAAGACAACATGTGTAAGTTCGGAGCCATCGATGTGGATGTCTACGATCTGAACCACAAAGAATTACAAGAGAAGATCCGCAAGTTGGATCTGCCCTTACTGCATTGCCGATCCAAATCAGGTGGGGCACATCTGTATGTGTTCCTCAAAGACTGGGAACCTGCTGCTGTTATCCGTGAGTATCTGACAGAGATGTCTATACTATTGGGGCACAGCGGTTGCGAGATTTTTCCAAAGCAGGATCAGATTATAGCCGAGCGTGGGGATGTTGGTAACTTTATTAACATGCCGTACTTTGATGCTGAGATGCCACAAAGATTTTGCTACAACAAAAAGATTGAAGCGATGGAACTGGATGAGTTCCTGGATGCGGTGGACAAGAACCGAGTAAACCTATCTGACTTGGAAGCCATACGAGCCACACAAGCTGTGAGAAATCATTTCGAAGACGGACCTCCTTGCTTGCGTCACATATTTTCAGACGGACCGCAGTCAGAACCAAGGAACAAGCTTCTCTTTATGATAGCAGCGTACTGCAAACAGAAGTTTCCTGACAGTTGGCAGAACTCCGTGGAAGAATACAATCGAACTTTGTTTTCTCCGCCACTGCAATCGCAGGAGGTGGCGACTCTAATCAAACAGCATGAGAAGAAAGACTACGGTTACACATGCAAGGACGAACCGTTCAAGAGTTACTGTGATCCGGCTTTGTGTGTGTTGGCTAAGTTTGGTATAGGTCAAGATGCACCGGATGCACCACAGGTTGGTGGTCTAACGATCATGTTGTCGGAACCGCGTTTGTACTTTATGGATGTGAACGGCACACGGATACAGCTTTCGACAGAGCAGTTGCAGAATCAAATGCTTTGGCAACGTGCCTGTATGGAGCAGTGTATGTTTATGCCTCCAACTACCAAGCCACAGAAGTGGCAGCAGATGGTCAACAGTTTGATGAGTCAAGCAACATACATAGATGTACCCGAAGAACTAACTATAGCCGGACAGTTCAAGGATCTACTCGAAACATACTGCACGAGCAACATCCGAGCCATGGCACCGGAAGAAATACTGATGAACAAACCTTGGACAGATGCAGGAACAACTAAGTTTAAACTAGAAGGACTGCTCGAGTTCCTACACAACAGACGGTTTAACATTACAAGTCGGGGACAGATAACTCAGATGATACGAGACTTGGGGGGAGACTCAACAAAACAAAACATAGTTAAGCGTGGGCCAAAAGGTGAGACAAGAACAAACGTTCGCTGTTGGTTTGTACCTGCGTTTGAAGAGGAAGAAGTAGAATTACCTGTGAAGGAGTACAGCAATGAAATCCCATTCTAATCGACTGCTGCGAGTGGGTGAGGTAGCCGAGATGCTAGGCGTATCGAAATCCTACATATACAAACTATCGCAGACCGGAGATTTTCCGAAACCCATTGTCTTGGGAGACGAGACAAACAAAAGATCCTCGAGCCGTTGGGTTCTGACGGAGATCGAAGACTGGGTCAACACCAGACCAAGGGGCAAGGACTATGATACCGAAAGCTAAATTAATCTTGGGTCCACCTGGTTGTGGTAAGACCTACCGTTTGATTGAAGAGATCCGTGGTGCGTTGGAACGTGGTACGAGTCCCTCTCGTATCGGAGTTATATCTTTTACACGTAAAGCTATCGAAGAGATGGTGAGTCGTGCCTGTGCCGAGTTTCAGTTGGAGCCAAAAGACTTTCCGTTTATGCGGACGAGCCATTCGTTTGGGTTCAGGGGCTTGGGGTTACAGGTAACGGACATCATGAACAAGGAAGACTACGACAACGTGGGCCGTGATGTAGGGCTGACGTTCGAAGGTAGGATGTCGAATGCACTTGATGATGGTTTGGCAGTCCCATCGATTGGTGGATCGGGAGCCGACTACCTACAGATGGTGGGTCGTGCACGTTTACGCATGGTGACTTTGGATCAGGAGTACAATGAAGCTGCTGACAGATCCCTTCACTACCCTAAGTTGGTGCAATTGCACAATCAGATTGAGGAATACAAACGAGCCACGAACAAGTTCGACTACGTGGACATGATTGACAAGTACATTCAGGTGGGTGAACCACCAAGTCTCGACTATTTGTTTGTTGACGAAGCACAAGACTTTACCCCGATGCAGTGGGAGATGGTGTCGAAGATAGCTGAACATGCTGATCAGGTGTTTATCGCAGGGGATGACGACCAAGCGATCCACCGATGGACAGGGGTAGACGTGCAACTCTTTAACAAATGTACAGATAACATAGAAGTGTTGGATCAGTCGTACAGAATACCCAGTTCTGTGCACAACCTAGCAAAGATTGTTGCCAACAGGATTGATGATCGGCACCTGAAAGTATTTAAACCTCGGGAAGAAGAGGGACTTGTCGAATGGATATACCACCTCGAGGATGCACCGTTGCATGAGGGATCGTGGACTTTGATGGCTCGAACCAATGGCTTTGTTCACGACATGGCAAAGAAGATCAAGGAGATGGGCTTCAAGTTTTCTATCAAAGGCAGACCAAGCATCTCAGACAAACTGGTTTCCAACTTGTTTACATGGAGTGATTTGTGTCAGGACAAGAAGGTTGGACTGCAAAGGATCAAGGATCTGTATTCGTCTGTACCAAAGCAGGGACAGAATGCTGTGGTCAAACGTGGCTTTACGCAGAGGCTAGATGTACTGGCTCCTGATGCAGAGTTAACGATGGATGATCTGCAAAAGGAATACGGTTTACTGGTTGGTGCAGAGCAAGGTGGATACGAAGTTCTACGTGTTGGGTCAGTGGAACAAGACTACATTGCAGCCATGGCAAGACGCGGTGACGACTTGTTATCGGAACCTAGAATCAAACTATCTACTTTTCATGCTATGAAAGGTGGTGAGGATGACAACTGTTTGGTGTATTTAGGTACGACCAAAGCATGTAGCGAAACCGATTACCCAGACGACGAGCATCGAGCGTTCTACGTCGGCATAACCAGAGCAAGACATTGTCTCTACTTACTTCAAGCAAAAACAAACTACAGGTACACGATATGAAATGTTTATACTGCGGAGAACAAATGATTCAGGGTGGTGACCACGATACCGACGAGGAGGAGTTTATCATTGTGTCAAACTTTTCTTGTCCAAGGTGTGGATCTTTTGCTTTGTTCTATTTCCCAAACGATGAAGAAGAGAAAACAATACAATGAAAAGACAACAGGTTTTAGAGACAGCAGCAAAACTAATCCATGGTGACAGGGCCAAGGACTACGGTGATGCATACCAAAACCACCAACGCATAGCCGATGGATGGAATATAATAATAGAAGGAGCCATAGAAAAGCATGGTCAAATAACTCCGGCCCACGTCACACTGATGATGGACTGGGTAAAAACGAGCAGACTAATAGAAACAATAGACCACGAGGATTCGTGGATCGACAAAGCAGGATACACCGCCTTGGGTGCGGAGTTCATTGAGGAGAAATAATATGCAGGTAAACCTGTTTGGTAGCGATTTGCACCATCAGATTAAAGGGGAACTAGATCTAATAGACAAGGACTGGAACATACCACCAGAGTATCCAGACCTGACAGGCTACAAGGATGTGGCTGTAGATCTCGAGACCTACGATCCTAACATCAAAACACTGGGGCCAGGATGGGCACGTAACGACGGACACATAATTGGTGTAGCTGTGGCAGCAGGGGAATACAAAGGGTACTTCCCTATTCGGCACGAGAACGCACACAACCTAGATCCAAAGTTCACGCTCAAGTGGCTGAAGAAACAGATGGCTGTGCCTGACATGAACGTGATTATGCACAATGCAACCTACGATGCAGGTTGGATGAGATCCGAGGGCATAGAGATACAAGGCAGGATCATTGACACGATGATTACTGGTGCATTGGTAGACGAGAACCGTTGGTCCTTTGGGCTAGATGCAATGGCTCG